GGGGTTTTGGCCGCATGCATACCAGCGCGATTTTATTTTTGACCTACCCTCGACACTTAGAGCGACCGGGCAAGACGTATACCTCTTCGGCTTTATTGGTGGCATTCGTAGCGGTAAAACGCGGTGTGGCGCGGAGAAGTTCGGCCACCTCTGTTGGGTCAATCGCGGAACGCAGGCGGCCATATTTGGCCCGACGTACCGCATGCTCGAAGATTCGACCAAGCTCATGTTTTTCAAGGTCCTCAACGAGAAGGGCATGAGCTATAAATATCGGGCCTCGGATAACAGTGTCACGATATTCGGCGACACCCGCGTGCTGTTTCGCAGCATGGACAATCCCGAGCATTTGCGCGGCGCCGAGTTCGGGCATTTCTGGATCGACGAGGCCGGCCAGCTTCCCGACTCGACCGCGTTCCGGATCATCATGGGGCGTATGAGCGAAACCAAATCGACCGAACCGTGCGGGCTTGTGACCACGACCCCCGACGGACTGAACTGGCTTTATGACGAGCTGGTTACAAAACAGTACGAGAACAAGGTCAAGCTGTACTATGCCTCGACGGAACAGAACTTCTCGCTGCTCGACGAATACGTGGATCGACTCAAGGTACTTTATGACGAGCGATTCTACGCGCAGGAGGTGCTCGGGAAATTCATTGACATATTCGCCGGGCAAGCGTACTGGAACTTCGACCGCACTGCCTCCGTGACGACCGAATACGATTACGATCCACGGCTGCCAATCAAGCTCTGTGTTGATTTCAACGTCGACCCGATGTGCTGGAATATCGTTCAGCAGTGGCGCTATAACGACGGGCGTATCGTCGATGTGAGTGTCGACGAGATACATGTGCGGACCGCATCGACGGAGCTCGCGTGCCGGGAGTTTCTCGCCCGCTACGGCAAGCACGAATATGGCGTGTATGTTTACGGGGACGCGACGGGGCACTCGCGCGCGACGTCGGCGACGCGTACGGATTATCAGATCATCAATGAAATGCTATCGGCGGATATGGTCGGCGTCGAAGTCCATGCGGGCCGCTCTCAGCCGCGTATCACGGACAGCATTACGGCGGTTAACGCCCGTCTCAAGAACATGGCGGGCGTGCGGAATTTCCTCGTACACGAACGATGCAAGGCGACGATATCCGATTTCGAGCGGGTGAACTTTGTGCCGGGTACGCGCGAGCTTGATAAGAGCGATCGCGAGCGCACGCACCACAGCGACGCGTGCCGATACTACCTATTTACTCAATATCCGGTGCGCAGTCCCCGGGTCAAAATGAGCCAGCGGAAGGCGGGATAATGGCGCGGGAAGGCTTTTTCGATAAGGTATTCGCCGAATTTTCGCCCACCGAGGCGCTCGTGCGCGAATCGTGGATCCGGCAGCTTGAGGACGACGAGAAAGCCGAGCGCGCGGCGGCGCAACGGCTGCTTGATTATTACAACCGTGATCGTGATGCGATCGTGGATCACTTGAAACTGGCGGCAAATAAAACGTTCGGCGACGAGGTTGCCGACTGGCAGTGGCCGGTCGTGAACGGCATTCCCCGCGTCGTCAAGCGCCTGAGCCTTGCGTATATCAACGCACCCGAGCGGCGGGTGAAACGGAAAGACGCGGTGCTCGACATCACCTCAAAAGAGCATAAATTGGTATTCGGCGAGAACGGGCTTTATGGCGGGCTTGACGTTAATCGGAAAATGAAAGAGGCGGACAGGTACAGCACGCTTTTTAATACGTGCCACATCGAGATCGTGCCGCGCAATGGCCGGATCGATTGGGATATTCGGCTCCGCCCCGGCGTGATTGTCGTACCCGACCCGGACGACTATTTGCAGCTTGTCAATTTCGCCTACGAATTCAACCCGATGGATCCCGAAACGTTACGGGCCCGCAATGGCTGGGTGTACTGGACCGCCGCCGAACATAAATACATGATGGCAAACGGCGAAACGGTCGGCATGTCACTCGAAAACGGCGCGAATCCCTACGGCGGCGAGATACCGATCGTAACGGTGCGAAAGCTCGTGCAGGACGATTATTGGGGATGCTTCGGCGCCGATCTCGTCGATGCATTCGAGCAGGCAAATTTGCAGCTTGCGAACACCTGGGAAAACGGTTTTATGCAGACACACGGCCAGGCGCTCGGGATCAACCTCGGTCTCAAAAAGGGCGAGACGCTCGTTACTGGTCCCAAAAACCCGATTATGGTCGACGATGTTGGTAAAGACGACGTGACGCCCGACCTGCGATTCGTCAAGCCGGATGCGGATATCGATGAAGTGATTCGCATGGTCGAGTGGTTGATCAAGAATTGCGGGCAGTGCTACGGGCTGCCGCCTTCCGCATGGTCGCTCGACGAGGTACCCGAAAGCGGCTTCGCAAAGTTCATGAATAACATCGAGCTGTTCGAGGACCGTGAAGAGGGGCAAGCGATGTGGGTTGAGATCGAGCGTGATGCCTTCCGTAAATCGCGCATGGTCTGGAATCGTTTTCCGGGCCCGGGCATGTCGCAGATCCCCGAGGACCTTGAGCTTGAGGTTACGTTCCCGCCCGTTTCGATGCCGGAGAACCCGACGGAGAAAATGGCGCGGTTCGCGATGGGAATAAAGGCCGGCGTCTCCTCGCCGGTGCGGTATTTCATGGAGGAGGAGGGCCTTGAGCGCAATGCAGCGATAGTGAAGGCGAAAGAGATCGAAGAGGAAAACGATATGTTCGGCGGATCGACGGCGAACGAATTTCTCGGTGAATATATCGCCGGGCCGCAACCGCCACAGAAAGAGGAGCCGCCAAAAGAAGAAGAAGAAGAGAAATAAATTTTTTAAGTTCTCATACCAAGATATTGGTACATGAAATGGATGCACAGAAAACAGCGGAACTGCTCGAAAGGCTCAAGACGGAAAGCGCGCGCCTGATTCGCATGTCCGACGATGCGACGGAGCGGCTCGTGCGCTCGATGCACGATGCCGAACAGCGACTTCTTGAACGGCTCGCCGCAACGATAAACGACGCGCCGAATCTGAAAGCCTTGAGCGTCAAGCGGCGAATTGCGTGGTACACGGAAAACGTCGAGGGCACGGCGGGCATGCTTCGCGCGAGCGGGTACAACGGCGCGGCGCGTGAGTATCTGGCCGCACTCGAAAAGATTGCAGAGCAGGCGAGCGTTGTCACGCGCGTGGCGAGCGATGCGGGCTTTGCGGATATACCCGCCGAATTTGTTGAGTTTCTGAAGGGGCGGAATTATAAACACCTTTCCTTTCTCGGCAAGCAGGCCGTCGCGAAGGTCGACGAGACGCTGCTTGAGATGACCGTCGGTGGCCATTCGCGTGGCGCCATGCTCGCCGAAGTCAAAAGCGTGATCACCGGCAAATATCCCTGGGGCACAAAACAGGGCCTCTTTGAGTGGCACGCGGGGACGTACGTGCGCACGTCCGCACAGCGAGCGGCGCAAATGTTTATGAACAGCCAGGCGGAACGATACGGCCTCGATGATTTTCTCCCTACCGGCCCACTCGATCAGAACACGAGAAAGTTTTGCAGGCGGCTGCTCATGTCGGGCCGCACATATACGCGCGCCGAGATTGACGCGATGAGTAACGGACAGACCCGCGACGTTTACACGACGTTCGGGGGCTATAACTGCCGCCACAAGTGGGTGGCGGTGAACGCCGAGCTCGCCGGGCAACTGGCGGATGCGGCGTAACGGCCGAAAGGAGTCGGTAACAATGACGGATGTATCAAAGGTGCTGGCCTCGCTGAAAAAGCAAGGCGTCGAGATCAGTGCTGAAGCCGAAGCGGCGGCGAAGAAAGAGTTCGACGGGCAGGTGCTCGTAACGTCCGACAAGGTTCTGGCGGACGGGATGATCGCTATCGCGAAAGAGTTCAACGATAGCAAAACCGATGACCTCAGATCGCTCAAGGAGAAAGCTCGCAAACTTGAGGCCGAGCGCGACGAGTTGAAGCAGGTCCTTGAATCCGGAACGGATACCAGCAAGAAAAAGCTCGAAAAACTCCTGGCAGAAAACGAGCGCCTCAAGGGCCTTGCAAGTGCTCACCTGAGCGAAAAGAAAGAAACATGGAAACAAGCGGCAGAAAAAATTCCCGATACAATGAAGCGATTTTTCAAATTCCCCGCTAAAGAGGGCGACGAGCTGACAGACGAAGAGGTGCTGGCGAATGTCGGAAAGCTGAGGGAATACGCAGACATCGGCGCCATCAAGCTCGACGGCTCGCCCGCACCCCCGCCCTCTGCTCCGCGTAGCGGCCCGGGTGGCGGTGACAAACTCCCGGATACGGCGGCATGGCAGAAACTCACGCCGACGGAGAAGATCGCTTTTGGTTATGGGAAAGATGCCAAGAAAGGCGATGACAAATAATGGCACTTACCCTGCTTGATTTTGCAAAACTCGTTACGGAACCGAAGCGCGCCGGCATTGTCGAGACACTCTACACGGAGGAGCCGATATTCCAATATTTGCCCTTCCGTGAGGTTCCCGGCATGAGTCTCACGTATAACAAAGAATCGGCGTTGCCAGCCGTTGCGTTCCGCGGTCTGAACGAATCCTACACGGCAACCCAGGGCGTCATCCAGCCGGACGTCGAGCACTTGAAACCGTTCGGCGGCGAGAGCGACTGCGACACCCTGCTCGTCAGGGCATACGGCGCCGGATATCGCGCCACGTACGACGCGATGTTTTCGAAGGCGATGGCCGTCAATTTCGTCAAGTTCGCGCTGTACGGTAATAGTCCCGCCTCGCGTGCGGGCGTCGCGTACGATGACGCGAAGGGCTTCGATGGTCTTATGACCCGTATCACCTCCGGCCAGACGGTCGACGCGGCCGGTACGGGCGGTTCGGACGGCTCCAGCGTGTTCGCGATCCGTTTCGGCGACGGCTTCTTCCAGGCGATCGCAGGCCCCGGCATGATCACCGTGAAGGATTTCGGCGAGATTTCCTCGGCTCCAGTCTACCGGTCGCGGATCGAGATGGCCGCGGGGATAGCGATTTTCAACGGTCGCTCCGTGGCGATGATCAAAGACCTCCGGGCGGCAACGCAGGTATTGACTTATACGTACATGGACGAGCTCCGCGACCTGATCGACGGCAAGCCTTCCGTATACATCATGAGCAAGCGGTCCCTGCGCCAGCTCAAGGCGAGCTGCCTCGGAATCGGCGCGAGCCTCGACCTTACGATCGACAGGCTCGGGGATCCGATCGAATCGTACGGCGGCATTCCGATTATCACCTCGGATGCCGTGATCGATACCGAAACGAACTCGTAGAGCGCGATGGCGCGAAGGGAGCGATTTATATGGGAACGAAACATGTGGTTTTCGACGACGCCCTGAAGTTCTGGGAAGCATCCGCTTATACAAACTTCGCTCAGGGCACGGTTGCTTCGGCGGTTCTGAGCATGGGAACCGCCGGAGCGTATCTCGATAAGGTGAATCCGCCGGAAATCTGGATCGACTGGCCGGGCCTCGATAGTGCCGGCGCCGCGACCGTCGTACTCAAGATTTTGAGCGACACGAATGCGACGCCGACGACGGTTCTCTGGACGAGCCGGACGTTCACGCTTGCCGAAGCGCAGGCGGCATTCGACACGAACGAGTACTATCGCCTACCGCTGCCGATTAGCGAGATAAGCACATACCTCATGTTGCAGATCGTGATCGCCGCGGCTGATCTGTCGGCGGGAACGCTGTACGCGGCGCTTGGATCGCCGGAGAGGTAGGAATGGAATTATGGGGAGACTTGGGTGGTGTGTTTCGATCAACTTTATGCATGCACGGATCATCTACCCCCGCATCGCCCGCGAGTCTCCCCATAAAAACAGGGAGCGTATGAGATGGAACAAAAAGACAGGTTGCCATATCGGGGATACGTGATCGACCTCGGCGCACCGTTCACGGATAAGCGCAAGTTGGTCCCGTTTACGGATGGCGTCGGCGTGCTCGATTATGTCGCCGTCGCCACCGCCCGGCCCGAGTGGTTCGACTTCGACGAGACGGGCGCACCGATCAAGATCCACGGAAACGCGGTCACAATGAATGCGTTCGTCGATTACTGGAAGGCTGCCGGCGCGAAGGTGACGCCGGTTTCAGACTCCGAGGCCGCACACGTTCGCAAGGCCCTGACGGCCGGCGAACCGATCGACAACAAGTATCTCAAGGTCCCGGTCGATACGCGCAAGGTAGCGACCAAGAGCAAGCCGAGGGAAAAGCCGGTTGAGGCGCCAGTCGTCAAGAAGCCGACCGAGGACGATACGGCGAAGCGCGCGGTCCGGGCAAGCTGAAAGGGTAGCGACAATGGCGACGGGCGACTGGCTAGCGGCGGTGCTCTGCACCGATAGCGATCTGCGCACATTTGAGATCAAGGTCCTTGGCTGGGTATCCGCCGAAGGTTCCGCTACGCACTGGCGGCAATCGGCGAAGGATCAGATCGAGGCGGAGCTTCGTCAGAGCTTCAAGAAAATCGAACTCGCCACAGAAGAAGCCGACGTACTCGATCTCATTGCCGATATTACGCCGCTAAAATATACCGCCTGTTATCTGACGCTGCACCTTATCTGCAACAACTGCTCTATAGGCGGCGATCACTGGGAGCGCAAATCCGAAATGTACTGGAGCAAATACCGCGAGGCATTACCGGGCGCGATCGGCATGCTAAGTATTGACATTGACGAGAGCGGCGCGATCACGGACTCGGAAAAATATTACATATCGCACGGCGTACGCATGACGCGGGGGTCAACTCTTTAGAACGTAGACGAGGACGAATGGAGGCAAATGTAATGAAAAAGGTTTTCGTGGTGCTGTTTCTGATCGGCGCCGTGTGCATATCGAGCATGGAGCGCGCGGTTCAGGCGCAGGACATCTTGCAGCAGATTTACGCGAAGATCGATTCGGTTCCGCGCATTGCAAGTGACAACGACTCCATTATGAAAATGCTCGCCGTACCCGCAACGCGCCGGATCGACGCATCCGCCGACTGGAGCAATGCAACGCTGACACGAGCTATTCATACCGTCGGGGCCGATACATTCCAGGGACATTTTTGGAGTTTCGCGCTGGCAAACGATGCAGCGGCGGCATGCACGCTCTGGACATATTGCGACGGCGTGGCGGATCAGGGCAACGACGGATGGCCGATAAAGCCGGGCGAATCGGTCGGACATCTCACGAACTATCCCGCACCGATCGACAGCTTCTCATTTTCGAAAACGGCGGCCGATCTTTTGAAATGGATAATCATCGGGAGGTAATTATGAAAATGATTTTCTGCGCCCTTGCCCTTGTCTGCGTTCTCGCGGGCGCCGCGTATGCGCAGGGCTTTGTTTCGGGCGCGACGGACATGACCGGATTGCAAAAGACGATCGACTCGACCGCCGTGTATCGCCTCGGTTCAACAGGGGACTACGGCGGGAGCACGAGCAGTTTGGCGGCGGCAACCAACGTTGTACATTACAACCACGTATGCGCCGCGAACGAGTATGCGATTTGCCATCAATACCGCATCGGTGGCGGGATTATAGGATTCGACTATGTCCTCACGCTGTTCGCCGTCGTGATCAACGCGGCCGGCACCGATTCGTCGATGGTGATCAATGTGCTGTCGGCGACCGCCGCCGAAACAAGATTGTATTGTATTGATGCCGTATATGGCGGGCAGGTGATTATTGCGGGCCCCGGCGAAACGCTCCGGCTCCGCGCGTATAACGGCGACAACGAACTTGATGGGGTCTGGAAAAGCTGGATCGTTGAAAGGCGGAAATTCGAATGAAACGATTGATCGTGGCGGTTCTTCTCATTGCGTGCTCGACGTTCATGCTGTGCGCGGGTAATACCAACATAGCGCCGCTGCTGTCGGTCGTGGATTCGGTGACGGTGAACAAACTTTCCTCGACCCGATACACGTATAGCGGCGCGGTGAATCTTGCGCCGCACGGAGAGGCGTGGTGTAGCGATACCGTTTTAACGGATACGCTCGGAACCGGCGAGTACGCGGTGCTTCATCGTGCAACGATATGGGGCGCGGTGCTCGCCGATAGATACCTTTACAGCATACATGTACGGATGAACGGAAATTTATCGGACGGGAATGAACTCACGTACCAGACCGGTGCATGGGGCGGCTCGGATACGATTACGACAATGCATTATCTCGATCTGCTTGCGGACGGTGCGGTGATGGTGTTTCAGCCGGGGGATACGTTTCATATTGATGTCTATAATGACGACTTGGACGCGGACTCGTTGCGATACGTGTATGTGTTTGAGAAAATCAGGATCGAATAGCATGGCACGCGCGGCAGTGAATAAGAACGAAGTCAACCGGGCGCTGAAGGCTCTCGCGAAGGGCTTGCAATCGCCGGGCAACATGCTCGCCGTTGGCAACACCGCGCGCGCCGTGATCATGAACCGGACGGTTATCGAGCGACTATCATCCGACCGCGCGCCGTTCGCGCCGTACAGCACGCGGCGATATTATGCGCCGGTCGAATCGCGCACGCCGGGTTATCCGAAACCGAAGGGCGGGCGGCGTAAGGCGAAGCGCGGCGGGCGCAAACTCAAGACGGCCGTCTATGAGGGCGGATACGGCGAATACAAAGCGTCAATGGGGTTCGGTGGTACGCCACAAATGTCCGTATCGAATCGCATGCTCAGCAGCATACAGGCGCGCGTGCAGGGGGCAAAGCGCGTGGTTCTCTTTTTCGGCGATCGTCTATCGGCGGCTAAGGCGCACGGGCATCATACCGGAGCTGGCAATTTGCCGAAGCGCCAGTTCTTTGGTTTGCATCCGTCGGAGTTCGCAAACCTGTACGAGACATTGCGGAGGCAGATTCTAAAGATCCAGGGAGTGCGGCCGTAATGGCATTTGAACGGAAAAAGAAAGTAATCCTTGAAATGGTCGGCGAGGCATTCGAGGCCGTGCCGAAATTCAAAGAGGTGCAATATCACGTTCCGGTTCCGGGCAATGAGTATCCAAATGCAATGCTCTTGCCAAGCATCCACCTCGACCGCGCCATTGAGTCGCTGTCCGGGCTGACGAACATATCCAAACAGAGCGAGTTCGGAATCGAGATCATCGGAACAGTGGAGAGTACCGATAAGCTGGCGCTTGTAAAGTGCGAGATCGAGGAGGACATCGAAGAGATTGTTTATGGCTTGATAGTTAATGATGCATTCCGGGCGGTGGCGACACAGATACATACAACGAGCGTAGATGCGACGCCATACGCGCTCATGCCCTTAGGGGCGAGGGTGCCGGTGCTCCCGCCATTCGGCATTGTGCGCGTGACGGCTATTGTAACGTTTTCTTACAGTGTGTAGAAAGGGAGGAAGTAATGGCTGATTCGTTAGGTTTTCTGTCGAAGATGGGGTTTATTCTTCGCACGAGCTGGACTCAGGCATATACCGCATGTACGGCGATCATGCCGTTTCTGAGCGAATCGTTGACGAGTCAGTTCAGCCGGCTCCCAGACGATACGCTCCAGGGTTATGGCGGGCGATTACCGAGCGAGCAGGGCGTCGAGGCGCTTGGTGGTTCAACCGAACACCACTTTAACTACAGCACGTCCGGCACGCGCCTGTTCGTGACGGCGCTCATGGGTAACGACGCGGGCGGCGTGATCACAATCACCGATACCGTCACCGATAAATACTACGCTTTCGAGTTTGAGAAGCAGGTCAAGCGGTGGCGGTTCTGGCCGTGCGCGTGTAACAAGATGACGATCACGGGAGAGAAGGACAAGCGATGCAAGATCGTCATCGATTGGTTCGCGCGCAATTTTGAAACGGTCGACACAGCATTCCCGTCGCTTGCGCAACCGACGAACGTGCTCGTGAATTTCGATGATCTCGTGTTTCGCATTGCGAATCAGGACGATGCAATCGCTGGCGGTGACGCGGTAGCGATCGACAGCTTCGAGATCGTATTCGACCGTGCGCGCAAAGCCGACGATTACGCGACGGATGCGACAAATCCGAAGCAGCCGCTTGACCCCGTGAGTGGCGGCTGGCGAGTTTGTACACTCGGGATCAAGGTGCCACGATATGCGGCGGCGACGTTTGAAACGTGGAAAGGTACGAACACACCGCTCCAGGCCGACCTCGCGTTTACCGGCCCGGCGAACTCGATTCTGATACAGCTTCCCGAGCTTCGTATCACGGAAGGATTCAACCAGAATATCAACGGTCCCGCACCGCTCACGGTCGAGGGCAAGTTTGAGGCGTACAGATCCGTGACGGGCAATCCGATGTACGTCGGAAACGAGATGAAGATTACGTATGCGTGATTATACCAATATCTTGGTAAACAGAGGGGTGATGTGAAATGGCTGACGCTTTGGGCATACTCGCAAAGGCTGCATTTAAAAAGGATCGCGGCCTCTATGGCGCGGGACCGGCGATTGCGTACCCGGAGGTGCCCGGTGCCGCCGATCTTGCGGCAACGCATATGATACCATTCTCATCGGAGAGCATGACGAAGCCGGTCGAATCTCTCAAAAACGTGAGCCTCGTCGGTGCCGGTGCGCAGTTGCCCGCCGACAGGATCAAGGAGACCGTCGTCGGTGGCGTCGAGGGGCAACTCGCATACCAGGGTTGGGAGCGGCTCATGGCGATCGCTATGGGATTCGAGCCGCCCGACGATTCCCCGGCCACGCTCGCCGCGGGCGCGTACGCGCACCTGTTCGAGTGTGACTATGATCTGCAAGATATGGCTTGGGTCGCAACCGAGGACCGCGCGGTGAACGGCTGGGGGGCGACCGATCGCAAGGTGCGCCGCGGACAGATCGGATTCTGCAAGCAGGTTACGGACTGGGTTTTCAACTCGGTCATGGTCAACAAGGTGACGATCTCGGGTAATCCGAGCGAGATCAAGATTGCATTCGAGCTTATTGGATACGACCTGTATCGCGGCGCGTACAACTCGGCGAACTGGACGCTGCCGGCCGGATCTACCGCTCTTGCGCTTTTCTCGCAGCTCGTTGCCAAGGTCGGCGAGCGTGCGGGCGGAGCGGGCGCGCTCACGACCTTCGCGCCGAGCTCGTTCGAGATCAGCATCAACAACAATCTCAAGGGCGACGATCAAACGACAACGAGCGGCGTGCATATCGTTCAGCCGGTGCGCGCTGGCATGCAAGAGATCGCGTTCAAGCTCGAATTCCCGCGGTACAATTCGGACCTCACAAGCCTCGCTGGCTGGGCCGAACTCAATACGGAACTTGCGGCAAGCCTGGTATTCACCGGCCCGCAAATCGCCGTGACCGGATTTTATCATACCTGGGAACTCTACATGTCGAGTGTGCGGGCAAAGATTCCGGCATCTCCCATCAACGGTCCCGCACCGCTCACGCAGTCGATCGAGTTCGAGGTACATCGCCCGAGCGGGAGCGATATTTTTGACGCCGGATCGTACCATGCGATCGTGACAAAAAAAGATTCGGCACTCGTAGCGATCATTAACGATGCGTTCGCAACGAACTATTCACTGGAGACGTAGCAATGAGTTTCTGGGATGGCGCAACACAGATCACCGCCGACAACATGGCGCGGCTCGGTCCGGACGTTGACGGCTTTGTTGGCACTGACGGCAAGTATTCCGTTCTTAACGATGCAATCGCCGCCGGGTGGACGCGGATTATTGTCACGACCGGCGCAACGCTCAATGCCGATCTCAACCTCACCGCGAAATGCAGCATCGTAAGCAGGATATACCAGGATTTCACGTTGACGGGAAATTATTGCATTAACGTACAGGCGAACAATTGCTACCTCGAAGGGTTTCGCATGGTCAACGGCGCCGGGATAGGAATCTATGTTACGGGCGCGCGGGCGCGCCTCGCGCGTATCACGGTAGAAAGCTGTCTCTCTCACGGTATTCACTTCAACGCTGCGAGCGGCGATCATGAATTAATAATGTGTAACGCATACGGGAACGGAGGTGATGGGATACGAATGGAGGCCAGTAATTCAGCGCGGCTCGTGCTCATACGATCACAGAGCAACGTTGGATATGGTGTAAACGATTTGACCGAT